GTTTGATTAAAAAGACTTCATTAGAAGAATATAAGAACACAAAGAAAACAACAGGTCTGCAGGCTATCAAATTTAAAGATGGCGATGAGTTAGCTGGAGTAACATTCCTTAAAGACGAAGAAGTAATGATGATTACTGAAAAAGGATATAGTATTAGATTTAAAACAAAATCTATTACTCCAACTGGCAGAGTAACTTCTGGTGTTAAGGGTATTAAACTTACAGAAGGAGATAAGGTTGTTATAGGTCTCCCGATTAAACATAAAGAAGAAAATCTCGCAATTATCACATCAAGTGGTATGGGTAAGATGACTCCAATATCAGAATACACAATCCAGGCTCGCGGCGGCAAAGGTATTCTCACCTTTAAGCCTAGTCCGTTGACAGCCACTATAGCAGGCGCCGCAATAGTAGAAAATACAGATGAATTACTTCTTATAGGAACACCAAGTTCAATTTGTATTTCTGCTTCTGATATTCCTGTTCTTAGTAGAACTGGAACTGGAAATAATATGATTAAGAATAGCAAAGTAAATAGGGTAGTAAAACTATGATTGTAGATAAATTAGATTATTATGCAAAAATAAAACAACTGAATGAGGCTACGGAGTTCTATGATAAAGGAACTCCTATTATGTCTGATAAACAGTGGGATAATATCTATTTTGATGTAAAAGAGTTCGAAGACTGCACAGATATTGTAGCGAAAAATTCACCAACTCAAGGGATTTATTATGAAGTGGTTAGCCAGCTTAGAAAGGTTGACCACAATCACCCTATGCTTTCTCTTGATAAAACAAAAGACATCAATGTATTAAAGTCATTCATAGGCAAACATGACATAGCACTTATGGCTAAAGCCGATGGACTTACTTGTTCGCTCTGGTATAAAAATGGTATTCTATATAGAGCAGAAACAAGAGGAAATGGAGTCACAGGTGAAGATATTACTCACAATGCGGCGGTTATAGCATCTATTCCAAATAGAATTAATGCAGATGATGATTTTGTCATTGATGGAGAATTAATTTGTCTTGCAGATGATTTTGCATATGTAGGAGAAGGATATAAAAATCCTAGAAACTTTACAAGCGGTAGTGCTAGACTTCTTGATGCTAAAGAGTGTGCTAAAAGAGGACTAACATTTGTAGCTTGGGATGTAATTCGAGGATTCGATGAATTTACAACTCTTTCACATAAATTAGATAGATTAGCAGATTTCTTTGGATTTTATACAATTCCAAGAATTGTTAATCCAGAGAATCTTGAAGATTCAATAGAAGAAATTAGAGAACATTGTATCAGACATGGATTTCCAATTGATGGTGTAGTCGTAAAATATGATAATATAGATGAATATGAAGCATGCGGCCGCACTGACCATCATTTTAAAGGTGGATTAGCTTATAAGTTTTATGATGAAACTTATTCAACTAGACTTAAGACTATTGCTTGGACAATGGGAAGAACAGGTGTTCTTACTCCAACCGCAGTATTTGAACCTATTGAGATAGATGGAACTATTGTAGAACGTGCAAGTCTTCATAATGTAGGTATTATGAGAGATTTACTTGGTGAATGTGCATATGTTGGTGAGCCTTTGGAAATTTATAAGGCTAACCAGATTATCCCACAGGTAGCTAGTGCAGGTCCAAAACATAATTATGGTGAAGTTATTGCGGCGGGAGGAGTTTCCGCACATGATGTAATTACTAAATGTCCAATTTGTGGACACGAAGTGGTTTATAAAGATGATTTTGTCTATTGTGACAATCCAAATTGTGATGGTAAGTTGATTAATAGACTTGACCATTTCTTAGGTAAAAAAGGGTTAGATATTAAAGGTCTGTCTAAAAAGACTTTAGAGAAACTTGTAGATTGGGAGTGGATTACTTGTTTAGAAGATATATTTACTCTTAAAAACCATAGAGATGAATGGATTAAAGTATCTGGATTTGGAGTAAAATCTGTAAATAAGATACTTGATGCAATAGAACAAGGTAGACATACTGATTTATATAGAGTAATTAGTGCAATAGGAATAAACAACATAGGCTCAACAGCTAGTATAATGTTGGCTGATTATTTCAAAACTTGGGAAGCATTTAGAAAAGCGGTTGATGATAAATTTGACTTTACATATCTTCCTAATTTTGGTACTATTGCCGATTATGATTTAAGTAACTTTGATTATAGTGAAATAGATAGTATTGTTGAGAAATATCTGATTATTAATGAAATAGGAACTGCGGCGGCACCTACCGAGAAGATTTTATCTGGACTTGTTTTTGTAGTGACAGGTAAACTGCATACTTATAAGAATAGGGACGAGTTAAAAGCAGAAATAGAATCACTTGGCGGCAAGGTTACTGGTTCAGTTTCTTCAAAAACAAATTATTTAATTAATAATGATACAACTAGTGGGTCTGCAAAGAACCAATCGGCTAAGAGATTAGGTATCCCGATCATTAGTGAGGATGAATTTATTGCTTTGATTCAGTTATAGGTTGAAATTTATCAAAATTTTTTATATAATATACTTGAAGATGAGAGATAAAAAGGAATTAAAAAAACTGGCTAAAAAAATTATTAAGCTAGAGAAAGAATGTCAACTTGGTCATAATACCGATATAAATATGAGTAAAATGCTGGCCCTTATGACTGACCTCTCATTCGAAGAGCTGATATATGTTGATAACTATATCCAAAGTAAAAATTTGACATTCTAAAAAATTTATAATATAATATATGTATATTAGATATGGGTAGCAAAGGAGTAATTAACCTTTGAGTAATAATGCCTTAATCATTAAGCCATATTTAATTATTATCTATTAAGGAGATAATGATGTCAGATATTTGTGGAATTTATAAAATCACTAATCTTATAACAAATGAAAGTTATATAGGATTGAGTAAACATATTGAAGAACGATTTAGACAACATAAGCGTTCTATAAATTATTTAAATAAGCAAGAAAAATTATATCAAGCATTTAGAGAATATGGTTTAGAAAATTTCTCATTTGATATTATTGAAGAATGTCCTGAAGAAGAACTAGAGAAACAAGAACAATATTGGATTAAATTTTATAATAGTTTTAATCAAGGATATAATATGACTTTAGGTGGAGATAATCCACCAATTACTAAAGCAAAAATTATTGAACAATATGATTTAAATGGAAATAAAATTGCAGAATTTGAATCCGCACATAGTATTCAATGTAAATTAGGTTATAATTATCAATCTATTTTAGGAGTTTGTCATAAAAAATATAACCAAGCATATGGATATTATTGGTGTTTTAAAGGAAACAAAGATCCAAATATATTTCCTATTATTTATTGGCCTCATTCAAAACAAGTAGGTCAATTTACAAAAGATAATATACTTCTGAATACTTATAATAGCGCAGCTGAAGCAGAACGCGCAATTGGCGTTAAAGGTATTGCGCGTGCTTGCAGAGAGTATCGGACTCGAACAGCAGGCGGGTATAAATGGAGATATTTATAAACTAACTAATAATTATAATTAAAGGAGAAAAATAATATGGCTTTAAAGGAAAATAGTCGCAAAGTGTTTGAGTACGTTAAGT